CCGAAAAAAATTAACAGCGATTTGCAGGAAGAGAATATGACATTACCTTATGACATGGCGAGATGCGAGGCTAAAAAGTGCGAACAGCGTAATAAATGCTTGCGGTTCACTTCACCTTGGCGGCCTGTTGGCTATCAAGTAGTGCGTGACTTTGAGGCTTTTTTGATTCCTGCTAATGGATGTGATTATTTCATAGGAGATGAAAATGAGAGCAAGAAAGACTGACCCGGCAACGAGTAAGAATGCCGGTAAGAATGCGGCAAAGTTCGCGCTATGTCATTACAAAGCCATTTTGCTGGCACTAGATGAAATAGGAAGCGCGACCGCCGATGAAATAGCTGTGTTTTGTTGGCTGGACAAACATCAGATATGCAGACGATTACCTGAGATGACAAATTATGTCAGAGTTACTACTGATACAAGACCAAGCAAAAAAGGGCGACCGTCACGAGTGTGGGCGATTACCAAAGCAGGTCTTGCGTTTATTGGAAAAATGAATAAAATCTAATTGCGCCGTGGAAAGCGTAAAAGGTTGGCATTTTAGCTGTCTTCATTAGCGACTGGCTCAAGATGCCGTTTTTCACTTGAAAAGTGCGCCAGCCCGGTAATTTCCACCTTGGGCTAGTCACTAATGAGGACAGTATGAGTACCAGAATTATGGCCGCTATTTGGCCGCTTCAAATGCCCCAAGTGGCAAAGTCTGTTTATATTTCCCTTGCTGATAATGCTAACGACCACGGTACATGCTGGCCGTCAATAGCCACAATATGTGAGCGCGTTTGTGCATCTGAAAGAGCCGTTCAAAATGCTGTTTTGTGGCTTGAAAAGCATGGCGCATTAACCCGCCAAATGAGCACCGGAAGATCAACTAAGTACACGCTAACCCCCGCACAATATGCACCCCCGCAGGAAATGCACCCCCGCACCACGTGCACCCTAACCGTAATAGAACCATCAAAGAACCGTAAAGGAACCGTCAATAATAACGCTTCGCTCAATAATTCGGACTTGCTTGCCGGCATTGACGAAAAAATAGCGCATGACTTCGTGACGCTCAGAAAAGCAAAAAAAGCCCCGATTACAGAAACCGCTATTGCTGGCATAAAGCGCGAAGCACAAAAAGCGGGATATTCACTTCAACAAGCCCTGCAAACCTGTTGTGAACGCGGTTGGATTGGATTCAAAGCCGAGTGGGTGACAGGCAAACCCGTAGAAGACGCAAAGACACGAAACTTGGAAGCAAAGCGCATGCTCGGCTTCCTTGACGAACAAAAAGAGGTGATTGATGTTTAAGACAGACTTTGACGACTTTGAAGCATTGCTGACAAGTACAGCCGACTTAATGGGCAAGAACCCGCCTAAATCGGCGCAGGTTGCGATGTTTTTCAGAGTGATGGCTCGGTATAGCATCGAAGACATTAGAAACGCCCTGGAAGCGCATTTACGGGATTCTGACCGTGGCCGCTTTTTTCCTGCCCCGGCTGACTTGATCGCAAAGATTGACGCCCGACAAGACCCGCGACCTGATGCTGACGAAGCCTGGGCGATAGCGCTGAAAGCACAAGACGAGTTCGAAACGGTTGTATGGACGCAAGACATGGCGCAAGCATGGGGAATATGTAAGCCAGTGCTAAGTATGGGCGACGAAGTAGGCGCAAGGATGGCATTCAAAGACGCTTATAACCGCATAGTGCGCGAATCGAAAGAACGAGGGGAAAAGGTAAGCTGGAATGTCTCGCTAGGCTTTGACGCGGCAAAAAGAACGCAAGCGATAGAACACGCCAGACAGTTAGGCCACGATGTACCGTTGCTGGAAAACAACACGCCATTACTAGAACAGAAAATGCCCGAAGACGTGCGAGAAAAGCTAAAAGACCTGCTCATGATACTGACTGCACCAAAAACAGCATGGCACGAAAAAGGCGAAGCGGAACGGGCAGAATTTGAAGCGAGAAAAAAAGAAGCTGAAAAAAGAGTGCGCGATTTTATTGATAAGAACTTGACAGACCCTTTCGGTGATGTAAACTACACACAAAATGAAGGAGAGTGAAACATGCAAAAATTTTTAAGCAAAGAAAGATTGCGTCAGGAAGAGTTAAAGAAAGCAAAGCGGGATTTGCAAGCATTGGATGTAGCGTTATCAGATTGGCTTGATTTATTGCAATTGCCGCAACTTGCCGAAGAAACAAAACGGCAAGAAGTGGCTAGTAAATTGCGTACTGTCTTGATTGAAAAGCTAATGCGTCAAAAAGTACCAGAATAAAGGAGAGTGAAATGATACATACATGGAAGGGAAAAGAAATTGACACGCTTTCACGAGAAGAACTGATTGAAATTATAAAATTTCTTATTCATGAAATGGAAGTACTTAGAGAAGATAGAGATGCTTGGAAAAGAAGCGGTAGCGCAATTTAATACATGCTTCAAAAAAATAAAGGAGAATGAAATGACTTGGCAACCTATAGAGACTGCACCGAAGGATGGAACTGTTGTTATCGTGCGCGGGTTCTACGATGCTGATGGTAAGTTGTTTATGAAAGCGGCGGCGGCGCAATACAGCAAGAGTTGGATGAGGGACAACCATGGATATGGTTATACGGTTTCATGTTACCCAACTCTCTGGATGCCGTTACCAGAACTAACTAAAGGAGAGTAAAACATGAGTATTAAAATAAACGCTGACGAACTAGACACATTAACACGCGAAGAACTGATTGATTTAATCAAACTTAAAAAAATTGACGCTTATCTGGAATCAAATATATTTGAAATATCATCAGAGGAAATGGTTAATTGTATTAAAAAACATTCAAAAGAAATAGCTGAAAGTGTAGAAAAAAACAATAAATTATTAGCCAAGTTAAAACGGTTAAACAAAGGAGAGTAAGACATGGTAAAGACCTATGAAGAAATGAAAGCATGGATTAACGAAAAACCGGGGGAGCGTTTTTTTGGTTGCCCGAAATGTGAGGGTACTGACAAATGGTGCATTCTTGAACTGGATGACGAACGTGGTGCTGTATGCGAAAGACACGGCGTAATAGTTCCTAACGTAGAAAATAAAGGTAAATAAGACATGGAGGTTAAGCATTTCCAAGCCTGGGCAGTAATATTCAAAGACGGGGAACCTATGCGCCTTAGTTTGTCTCGTGGTCGAAAGTCGTCAATCGCGTTGGCGCGGCGTTATTTTGGTGTTCCGTGGAAGGCGCTTAAAGGGCGTGGGATGCGATGCGTGCAGGTAACTATTGAGACACCCAACGGATAAGTTCAGCGGTTGACGCGGCCTTATGCGTCAATCCGCTGCAACGATGGGTTAGGTGATGAGTAACTTAATGAAAGGAAAGCTGTGGGAAACGTAGACATTCACGCGCTACTCCTTGCAATTGAAATAATTAGCGCAATTACCGCTGCGATTGCGGCATACATAGCCCACCGTTCTGCTCGCGATGCGACACGGTTGGCGTCGCGTGCTATGTCGTTGGCTTCTCGTGCAACAGAAATTGCCTCAAAATCTCGCGCCTCTGCACGGGCTAAAGCTGCTGAATTTTCGGAGGCCTCAACAGAGGCAAGCAACGCATCAACAGCGTCGCGATACGGGGAGGTTGGGTCACAATGCTTTCCTTCGGCAATTTCACGTTTTATTCCATCAGAACCCAGGGCAATCAGCCGAGATCTTTCTTCTGGTGGAATGGTAGCAAGCATGGATTCGCCTAACGGCGAAGTTCAGCGGTGCGAAGCATCCGCTGGAACGCCGGGTTAGGGTTAATAGCGGAAACTGGGTTTTGCCTTTGGTGGTGGAGGGTCTTTGTGGTCTGGGTCTTTATAAAAATCTTTGCAAAATGGACAGCGCCAACCGGAGATTTCCTTCTTAAGTGGCGAAAGCGGTTTTTTATTTCTGCACGGTGGGCAGTAGTAAAGACCAGTTACGCGGTGTTGGCAGAACTGATATTTCGGCAAGTAACGGAAAGATGGAAGGAGGTAGAAAGCCCATGCTAGAAGCGCAAGGATTACCACTACTGATAGCGTTAAAAGCACTGCTACTGATTGTGGCGATAGCTCTTTTGCTGCTTGGATTGCGGTCTCCCTTCCCCATATGGCTGCGGCTAATGCCATTGGCGACAGCGCCCCTAGTATTTTGGCTATGGTTGGAGATGCCAAGTGTTCTGAAATAAACTTCAACATGCCAAAACTCTAACGCAGAGTTCAGCGGCGAGCGTAGCGAATCCGCTGGAACGACGGGTTATGTGAAAAGGAAAAATGATGAATAAGATTGAATGCAGGTGCATAGATGAAGTAACAGAAAGCGTTGAGCGTTTTATAGCTTGGAGCAAAACGTTGCCCGGCACTGGTGGGTTTGTTCCGGTTCCAGATGAAGTGCGAGTAAAAACTTTTCAACCAAATTGCTTAAAGCCTTGCGGTTCATATAAAGAACGGCTTGCTACTATTCACCCTTCTCAAGAACATTTAGATTTCCTAAAAAAAGGAGTAATAAGCAAATGAAAGACTACAGCGAAGACGTACTCAAAATACAAGAAGCTGGCAGAAAATTGCCGGTGCTAATGATGAAAGACAAAAACGCTGCATTGTTGTTTTTAGCGCAAACAATCATATCAGCACAACAAATAATCGAATACTTGAATGAGCCTGCAAACGAATGAACGCGCCGAGACTTTTGAGCGTTTCTGCTGCGCCGTCGAGAATTTTCATGATGGGGAAAGAGATAAAGTCGCGGACTACTTGCGAGACATTGAAGCCCGACTTGGACGCGACATTGCCGAGCGCGTCAAAACCAGCATTCTTGCCTGTGCGAAGTCATCAGGCTGGCTTAGAGATGTCGAAAGGCTGCGCGTTAAGCCCTAAAGAGCGGGAGCTAATGCAGATATTTGGCAGGCTTCCATTTTCTTTTGAGTGCGATTGGGACAAAAGGCTTGAACCTGCCGCGTAAGTGTGTAGAATGAGATTTATGGACACTAAAAAAATCGGTAAGCCGAAAACAATTGAAGACGCAAAGCGCGTAAACATTTACATTTCTAAAAAAGCGCACGAAAAAGCGAAAAAGATCGGCGGCGGGAACTTTTCTGCTGGCGTGACAAAGCTGATAAATGAGTATGATCGTCGGACTTGACCCAGGTACAAATACGGGAGTAGCTATATTTGAAGACGGAAAGCTTACAAAGCTAACCACCTGGACGCCGATTCAGCTAATAACGCTGCTTTCTAGCCTTTCAGTCAAAAGCGTGATATTCGAGGATTCGCGCTTGACTTCGCCAGTCTGGAGCCGTGGGACTAGCCAGGCCGCCAGGCTAAAGATAGCCCGGAATGTCGGCCAAGTGGACGCTATATGCAATTTAATATGCGCCCTATGCGAAGAAATGAAAATCAGCGCCCACGGAATAAGCCCGAAGCACAAAGGCCGCAAACTGGACGCTGAGACTTTTAACAAGCTGACTGGCTGGGACAAAAAGAGCAACCAACACGAGCGCGACGCTGCAATGTGCGTTTTCTCACATGGCGGAATAAAATGGCTTGCATAGTCTGATTAAGTGTGTATAATTCTCTGCATCGACTAACGATACCAGGAGAATGAAATGGACATGTACACAACGGGCGAAATATATGAAGTGCTCAATTCTTTTGAAAAAAAACTTCATGATTTTGAAATATATGTCGGTTGTAAAGTGGAGCGGTCAGAACAGCAATTTGTAAAAATGCCAAGCGGAAAAGAAAAAAAAATATTTGTAACTTACTACGATAACGGTCGCTTGAACGAACTATTCAAACTGTATTTGTCTGGGTATTCGGCAGGTAAATTGGAAGGAAGACTGCAAAGCAGTTGAAATAAACAGGAGAATGAAAATGACCATAATCATTTTAGAAGACAAAGAAGTATCCCTAACATGGGATGAGTTTGTAAGCGCTGCGGGGTGGGCATGACTGACCGTAAAATGCTGGAACTTGCTGCGAAGGCCATCGGAATTAAAATTACATGGCACGGCGATGTTGACCCTTGGTGTTTTGCAGAGGTACTTCCAGGCATTAAGTGGAACCCGCTCGACGACGATGGCGACAATAGAAGGCTACAAGTCGATTTAAAAATAGAACTGATAATTACAGATCAATCCGCAAATGCTTGTTTTGATGGGGTGTTTTATAGCGAACCTTTAGGTAAAGATGCTAGAAAAGCAGCGCGCCGAGCGGTTGTCCGTGCTGCTGCTGAAATTGGAAAGGGTATGAAATGACTGACAAAACTGACATTGAACTAATGCAGCAAGCGTTGGAGGCGCTAATAGAAAACGCCCGACTGCTTGGCATTACTCAAGCAAAGCGAGGTTATGGTTTTTACTCACAAGTAGATGCAATTTTTGAGCGTGCGTTTCATGAGTGTATTGCCAAACACAGCGCCGCACTAGGCGAGAGGCTGGCGCAGCCAGAGCCACTGCAGCGTTTTACTGACGTGCAGCAAGAGATAGAGGCCGCATTAACGCCAGAGCAAGACCCGGTGGCGTATGTACTTCGTACACTAAGTAGCAAGTCAATCAGTGATGAAATTGCGCCTACGGGATGGTCAACGTTTGAAAGCAAGATTGAGAAGTTACGCGCCGATCCTTGGGTACAGAACGGTATTGCTGAGATTGTTCCGCTTTACACCTCCCCACAACAGCGCGAATGGCAAGGGCTGACAGAGAAGGAAGTTAAAAAACTTGCTGACACGCACTTGGTTCATCAACCTGAATCGTATGAGATGAGTGGCGTTTTTGACTTGATTCGCGCAGTCGCAGAAAAACTAGAGGAAAAAAACACATGAAAGATGCTATTTTTGAAATTTTAATTCAAGTGCTAATTGTGGTAACTGCTCTTTTTTTAATTTGTGTATTCGCGCATGGTGTACTTTCACTATACAAGCACGCAATCGGTGAAGACCCTGCATCCGAATACCGCGCATTGTGCATTAAAAACGAAGGTAAGCCAGTTTTTAACGGCAAGTATTGGGAGTGCATGAAATGACTGACCGCATATTACTGGTGGCACTAATACTCACAATGACTGGGTGCGGCAAGATTAGCGACGAACTGAGCACCGGTATTGACGTACTTGGAGGTGATTGGAACAAATTTGTCCTTGCAGCCGTAGCCATACTAAAAGAAACAAAATGACTGACCGAGAAGCATTTGAAGAACGCGCAGCAATACTTCAATACGACGCTGGAATGAGTAAAGCGGAAGCAGAAAAGAAAGCAAAAGCGCTAATGGAAAAGCGGGAAATGTTGGATAAGATAGCGAAAATGAGGGAAAATAAGCACTGACCCCGGAAAGTACGGGGACTAAAAAGTCTAGGGTCTGGCAACGGGTTAGCGCCGTTGTTTTGGTTTGGTCCTTTCTTGTGCATCGCTGCTTTATGCGAGCAGACCCTAGACTTGTTAGTGAATGCGTAGGCTGATGCGCGGTTGTGTAGTTGCACAATTTACTAATGTCGGGGATCAGCACCGGCCACTAACAAAACGGACGCTGCTAATCGGTTATGAGAAATTGGCTAGGAAGTTTGAAATGCAGCACCTAGATGGCACCCCGGAAAGACGGGGAACTAAAACGCATGGGGCTTAGGTTGAATTATATTACTAAAGACGACATTAACCGAATGGCGCGTGAGGCTGGGTTTGTCTTGTACGACATGCACAATGTTGACGGGCAAGACTTGGGCGAGAGTGTCGAAGCAAATGATTTTAAAGCGCTTGAGCGGTTTTCAGAGCATTTGATTAAAGCTTTAATGCCAGATGATTGGTTTCCAGATAGTAAAGACTGGCAGTATTCAATCTGGGAGCGCGCCGAAATAATGAAAAGTAAGATCGAATCGCACAGGGAAGAAATAGAACGGCTAGAAAACTGGTTAGAAGCAAAGCAAGGACAGTCCGGCACAGGAGCTACGAAAGTAGCCTGCAAAGCGTATGGCCTGAATATACAGGTGAACCCTATTGACGAATAGGGCTACGGACATCCGGGGTAATAAGCCCCACCTTATACAGCCTTATATTTTGATAGATAAAAATTAGGAGCGCACAATGATTTTGAGCGAATTTGTTTTAACGCACATTAAAGGACGAAGCCCGATAGATTGGGTGTATTTTGCCGATGTAAGCGTAACAACCACAACGGGCGTGCTGTGGTGGAAAAAGAAGCGAGTTGAGCGCCGCAAGATTGCACGTGAATACGTGGGCTTTTGGCACTTTGTAGACAACGGGCAACTCTGCCCCGGCTTCCAAGCGGAGCTTCTGGAAAGAAGCTATAGGGCACGCGAGAAATTGGCTGACGACTAGCATGAAATACTATTTACCTGACTACAACTTTGCTGTAGAGAAATATAAAGCCTGGTGGATTATGCTGCATAAGGGCAGTGATGCGGTATTAGCGACAGCACCGGAGCAGATTAAAGCTGTACTTTGGTGGGCTGAAAAAAACAAAAAAAAATATGCCGAATTGGTTGAATTATCATTAAAAGAGCTAGGGGCGCAAAATGAAAAGAAAATACATCGTCAGTAGATACGCTTTGTATTTAGCCGGGCTAGGTGGTCACTTTAAGAAACGGCCAATAATTAACTGCGATGCATTCATTTTAGATAGCCGCCAATACAAAAGATACATAAAAGCAAGTGTTGCAAAAACCGCATAATTGTGTAGAATAAATCTATCTATAGTAAAAAATGGATAGAAAATGACTACTAAGCCGAAAACCGGACTTGGTCGGAAAAAAGGAACACCAAAGACCGGAGGAAGATCCGCCGGAACACCGAACAAAGCCACAAGGGAATTTAGGGAAACGATCAACAAGCTGCTAGAGGGCAATGCTGATAATGTTGCCAAGTGGCTGACAATAGTGGCAGAGGGTGATTTGGAAAAAAAAATAAAGCCTGACCCCGGCAAAGCCTTAGATTTACTCGCAAAGCTGGCTGAGTTTGCCGCGCCTAAGTTGGCACGAACTGAGCATGTTGGGGATAATGGTGGAGCTTTGACGGTAGTAATCAAACGATTTTCTGATGACTAAAATCGTATTGCCCAACAATTGGGAGCCACGTAGTTATCAAAAGAAAGCGTGGAAATACTTAGAGCGCGGTGGACGGCATGCTGAATTGATCTGGCACAGGCGGTCAGGCAAAGACGAAATAGCTTTGCACCGCGCCGCTTGCGCTGCTTTTGAGAGAGTGGCAGGTTATTGGCACATGCTCCCGGAATACTCGCAAGCACGTAAAGCTATATGGGATGCTGTAAACCCGCACACTGGCAAAAAGCGAATAGATGAGGCTTTTCCAGTTGAGCTACGAAAAACGACCCGAAATCAGGAAATGATGATCGAGTTCAAAAACGGGTCAACGTGGCAAGTAGTGGGAAGCGATAGTTACAATAGTCTTGTCGGCGCTACGCCAGCCGGGATTGTGTATTCAGAGTGGGCGCTTGCTAATCCAAACTCAAGGGCATACCTTCGCCCGATTCTTGCGGAAAATAAAGGCTGGCAGATATTTATTACAACGCCACGCGGCAAAAATCACGCATACAAGACATTCCAGGCGGCAAGAAACAACCCGGACGCTTACGCCGAGATTTTAGACGTTGAGCAAACAAAAGTCTTGACGCTTGAAGAAATAGCGCGAGAAAAAAGAGCATATATTGACGAGTTTGGCGAGGATTACGGATTAGCCAAGTTTGACCAAGAATATATGTGCAGCTTTACTGCGTCGAACATTGGCGCAATACTAGCGGCTGGAATATCAAGGCTGGAAAAACAGGGTCGGATAGGTTCTCATGTTGAATTTGACCCCAATGGCGCTGATTTTTATATCAGTGCAGACATAGGCAGAAAAGACACATCAACATGGTATTTCTGGCAGCCAACAATCGGCGGTTATACGATTTTTGACTATGACTGCGGATTCGGTTTAGATGCTGACCAGTGGTGTGATCGTTTGCGCGACAAAATAAGCCAGTACAAACGAGCCAATGGTTCATCTGCTTTAGGCAAAATATGGCTACCCCATGACGCAAGAAATAAGACTTTTGCGGCAAAATATAGCGCAATAGAGATTTTCCTTAAGTATTTCGGCGCTTCGCACGTCAAAATAACGCCAGACAGCAAAAAAGCAGACAGAGTAAACGCCGCCCGAAGGATTATTCAAAGATGCGAATTTTCCGACAAATGTGAAAAAGGGCTAGAAGGTTTAAGCGCTTGGAGTTATATATGGGATGAGGAAAGACGCATATTTTCAAGCGACCCAGACCACAATTGGGCATCACATGATGGCGACGGATTCAGTTACGGATGCCTGATAGCGGAACAAATTAAGCCAAAAGAACCCGAAAAACCCGCAAAATTCAACATAAAAGCACAAAACGGTGTCATAATTACAGCACCCTTAGATGAATTATGGCAAGACGTTAAACGCCATCAGGAAAGATACTAATGTCTATATTTACAGTATCAGCAGAAGTAGTGCAATTAGGAACCGGCGCTATTCAGCCGACAGACACATTTCAGAACGGTGTGCTTTTATCCAGTACTGGAGATTTGAACAGGGCTATTTCAACTGGTGGTGACGAGTACGCTAACGGTCTTCTAATGACTGACGCTGGCCAGATTCGATACGTTGATGCGACTGCTGGACTTCCTGTAGGTGTGGTGTGGTCTAACGGACTTCCCAGAGCCAATGATGGCGCTTTGTGTGTCTCGACAGGCGCACTGGCGACATATTCAAACGGCACGCCTATGGTGGAAAATGGCGCGGTAAGAGTGAGCATAGTTCCATGATATTTGTACAAGCGCACCCACAAGCCAGGCCGCCCGTCATTGATAAAATTGGCGCGGTTCAATATGTCATGTGGCACCCGGTTAAATGTGAAGACAAAACAGCATATTTTCTATTTCCCAATGGCGCAGAGTTAAAAACAAGCGCAACACCCGAAAGACTGGTGGCCGTTGCGGAAAGCCCAGAAGAAGCTTGGTCAAGAATCATGACCGACAAGCCGCTTCTCGAAAAATACGGAATACCCACATGAATCCAGTAGACGCAAGCACAAAATGGCTGGCCGAGTTAAAACTTGCCAAACGCGAAGATGAAAAGTTTATTGAGCGTGGCGACAGGATAATAAGACGTTATCGTGACGACCGCAAAAACTTCACGACCTACGGCAAACGATTCAATATATTGTGGTCGAACATTCAGACCATGATGCCAGCCCTATACGGGAAAACCCCTAGAGCCGAAGTATCGAGACGCTGGAAGGATTCTGACCCGGTTGGGCGCACTGCCTCGGTGATTATAGAACGCTGTTTACAGTACGAGATTGACAAAGGCGACTTTGACGCTTCGATGCGGCTGGCCATACTTGATCGACTGCTTCCCGGACGCGGTACGGTGTGGGTGCGATTCGAGGAAAAAGAACTAGCCCGGCCTGTTGACGCTTTGCCCGGTGAGGAAGGCGGCGAGGCGCAAGTTATGCCTAACGCGACCTACAAATACGAATGCACACCGGTAGATTATGTCTTCTGGAAAGATGTTAGATATTCGCCCGCAAGATGTTGGGATGAAGTGACATGGATTGCCCGTCGGGTGTACATGAGCCAAGAGGATGGCATTAAGCGATTTGGCGAGGATTTTAAGCAAGTTCCATTAACTCACGAGCCTGTTGGCCTTGATGAGATGGAAAAGATGGGTGTTGAAGGCCTGGACGACATGAAAAAAGCCGTCGTTTGGGAAATATGGAGCAAGACGACAAAGCAGGTTTTCTGGGTGTCTGAGGGATACTCTAAGACGCTGGACATTAAAGACGACCCACTAGGGTTAGATAATTTCTGGCCATGTCCTAAACCTTTGTTTGCTACCCAAACCACCGAGACTTTAGTACCCATACCCGATTACAGCCTTTACCAAGACCAAGCCGAAGAAATTGACATGCTAACCAACCGGATAGCAATGTTAGTCGAAGCGGTTAAGGTCGTGGGGGTTTATGACGCAAGCCAGCAGGGTGTGCAAAGGATGTTAAGCGAGGGTGTGAATAACCAGCTAATACCTGTGGATACTTGGGCAGCTTTTGCCGAAAAGGGCGGGCTAAAGGGTGTCGTGGACTTCATGCCGCTAGATTCTGTGCTTCAGGCCCTGCGGGAATGCTACGCAGCCAGAGAGCAAGCGAAGCAGGTAGTGTATGAGATTACCGGAATATCTGACATCATCCGCGGTGCGTCGATAGCTTCAGAAACGGCTACCGCGCAACAGATTAAAAGCCAGTACGCTTCACTGAGACTGAAACGCCTACAGACCGAAGTGGCGCAGTTTGCTACCGAAGTGCTGAGAATCAAAGCCCAGATCATGTGCGATTTTTACGCACCCCAGACCCTTGTCGAGATGTCTGGAATCATGGGGACAATGGACGCTCAATACGTAGAGCAAGCCATTATGTTGTTGAAGTCTGAGCCAGCCAGAGGGTTCAGGATTGAGGTTGCCTCTGATTCACTGGTAGAGATGGACGAGGCCACCGAAAAACAGAGCCGGATTGAGTTTCTTGGCGCGGTCGGTCAGTTCATGGACAGAGCTTTGCCCGTAACTCAACAAGTGCCAGAACTCGCTCCTTTGATGGGTGAAATGCTGATGTTTGGTGTTCGCGCATTCAAGGGCGGCAGAATGATGGAATCTGCTTTTGATGAAGCCTTGGCAAAACTTAACGCACCAAAACCGCCTGAACAACCTCAACCGGATCCGGAGCAGATGAAAATGCAGGCTATGGCGCAAGCTGAGCAAGCAAAAGCGCAGATTGAGCAGGCCAAACTACAAACGCAAGGGCAAATCGAGCAAGCTAAGCTGCAAGCAAGTTTGCAGATTGAGCAATTCAAAGCAGAACAAGCCCAGAATCTCGAAATCATGCGCCAGCAGGCTGAAACAGAACGCGCAGAAATGAAAGCCAGGATTGACGCTGAAACCAAAATCACAATTGCCCAAATGACCGCGCAGGCCGCAGAAAAGCCAGCGGTATCAGTGCAGATCGAAGGCGAAAATCATTTACAAAAAGTTGGCGACGAAGTAAAAATGATGGCAGACCAAGCCGCTAACATATTGAGCGACCAACAAAACAACATGGCGCAAGCGGTGGCAATGTTGGCTGATGCGGTCACTAAAATGAACAAGCCGAAGCGTAAAATTGTGGAACGTGGGCAGGATGGTCGAGCAATTGGCGTCATTGAAATAGAAACGGATTAAATATGGCTGTTAATTACAGAGCGTCACTAAAAACAACGCGCATGACTGCGGCAAGGGATGATATTGATTCTGGCACCGGCGCTGGTACGCTGGAAATATGCACATCGGGCTATGCTTTGGTGCTGGCTACGTTTACATGCAACGACCCATGCGGCACAGTAAGCGGAGATGTTTTGTCGTTTTCCGGCTTGACCAAGACCGCTACTGCTGGAAACACTGGCACTGCTGTCATTGCGCGGTTCAAGAACAGCTCAGGCACGGACATTGTTACCGGCCTGACCGTTGGAACGTCAGGTACTGATATTATCATCAGCCCGTCAACCTCGATTACATCGGGGCAGACCGTTGAGTGGACGGCTGGAAGTATTACGCATAGCGCATAAGGTGAAATATGTCAGATAACGTAATTTTGCCGGGAACAGGGGAATCAGTTGCCACTGATGATATTGGCGGCGCTCAATATCAGCGAATCAAAATAACTGATGGTCTCGCAGATTCTACCGTTCCCATGCGTGTGCGTGACATTAACCCGTTGGCGTCCGACGCTGGAGCCATTGTTCGTCAAGCGCCGTGCGATGTTTGGTCTGTAGGTTTTGCCGCAAGCGGTTCTAGTCTTTTAGCGACTGAACTCACTCAAAGGCGACTTGGCACTGGAAAAGGCGTCACTCAGGGTTCCAGCAACCTCTTAGTGACGACCGGCACGACGGCAAACAGTGAATTTCTAGCACGAAGCACACAATCATTTCGGGGTGCTTTTACTGCACGCGCTAAAACCATTTTAAGTCAGAGGATCGCTAACAATAACTTCGTGGCAATGATGGCTGATTTAATTGGTGAGGGGTTATCCTGCACGATCAACTCAGCTACCAGTATTACGGTTACAAAAAACGCACATGGATTTACTGCTCAAAACGTAGGTCAATTTATGTTTGTTGGCGCCATTAACGGCGCTAACGGAGTTCCGGGGCGTTACGCTATTGCTTCAGTTCCTACCGCCGACACAATAAATTTTACTGTTGCTGGCTGGCCTGCCTCTGGTTCTTGTACTGTTGACCTGTTTGGCTGGAACTACATCCGCACGCTTTACACCGGCACCACTGCTACCAATGCAGCAGTTGACGCTCAACGGCGCGGGTGGAACTCTGGCGACACCACGGCTACGATCAACACAACCGCATCGGCGGGGCATGTAATTCAGATGTTTATTGATGGTCGTAACGTGAGTTGGGCAGATACGACTGTCGCGTCAAGCACTGCGCCGACTGTTACAACTCGCGCAAGTCGGATTGAGAATATTCCTGACGATGACGTAGAGCTGTACTTCTACTTGTGGAGCTACAACGGAACGACCGCACCGGCCAGCACTACAACGTGGACGGTTGGATTCATCGCGGTCGAGGATACGGTCAACGCGCCTACGTTTATCGCTGGCGTGCGCCCGCTCGGTCAGCAGTCGGCGCTGCCGGTCGGTGTAGTCGGCACGGCCACGGTTTCATTCACGCAGCCCGCGCTGGTGGCTGGCACCGCCGCCATAGGTGATGTTGGTGTCCAGTATCGAGCTAACGCAACAGGCGCGGCAACGCTGACGAACGTTAACTGTCCAGCGACTCCAGCCGCGCAACAGATTAGAAGCGGTGCCGGTCGATTGGTCGGCATGGTGGTAACAAATACCGCCTCTGCTGCACGATGGGGTAAGGTGTTTAACGCACTGTCTGCCTCAGTCACGCCGGGGACTACTTCTGCGCTTACAGAATTCGGGATTCCTGCTAATTCAACTGTAGTATGGAATGCGGAAGGTGGCGCAGGATTCTCGACAGGCATCACAATTATGGTGACTGGTGGACAAGGATTGACAAATAATACAGCGGTAACAGCAGGTGATGTTACCGGGTTTACACTTCATGCTTAAAGGGAAAACATGACTATTCAGCAAATTTTGGAAATGGCTAATCGTCGTATTGCATATTTACAGCAAAACAGAATAGCCGCAGAACGTATTGGTGACGTTGATACGGTGACTCGTATTGACAATGAGATTGCACAAACCGAAGAAACCATAACAAAACTTCAATCTTTACTAGATTAAAATATGCTACTGCTGCTGTTTAACCAGCCGGTAAGTAGTAACCCAACATTAAATCTCGGCGCGACCGAAGGGGCTGACGTTGCGTCATTTACCGTTGATGTTGCAGGAGCAAATCCTGCTGTAGTTCTGACGGCTACCGAGGCACCAGATACCGCCTCATTCACGGTTAGCAATCGTGCGCGGGTCACGCTAGGCGCGACTGAAGCGCCAGACGTTGCATCATTTACGGTTAGTATCGCAAGCGCAGCACCGACTGTATCTCTTGGCGCAACAGAAAGCCCAGATATAGCGTCATTTTCACTTTTGAACAAGGACGCAGTTATACCAGGTGGGCATTACGGCGCATGGTGGCTGGATAAGTACAAGAAGATGTGGGAAAAACCTCAGATCAAAGAGATCATCGAGGAAATAAAAGAAAACCCGCAAATCATCGAAGAAATACCGGAAGTAAAAGCCGAGATAATTGAAAAATACCCAGAGTTTGACTATCAATTTTTAGAAAACAATATAAAATTACAAAGAATAGTTGCAAATCTGATACAAAAGCAAATAGAAAACGCGATAGAAGAGGATGACTTGGAGGTTTTATTGTTATGAGCAAGGGCAGCAAACAAAGACCGACTAATCACGATGCCTTTTCAGGGAATTTCGACAAGATTTTCACCGGAAAGCCTATTCGCGGAAGTTTCATCCAAGACCCTGAGACCGGCGAACTGGTGCCGAAAGATCAATATTACGCACCGTCGAATGCTTCGCACTATGTCATGCCAGACATTCAACCTTACCAATCCATGCAGACCGGCGAGATGATTACATCGAGAAGCCATCACCGGGCGCACCTGAAACAACACGGCCTGATTGAGATCGGCAACGAGATCAAAACAGCAATGACGAAACAACAGCCCCGTGACGACCGGGAATCGAGAAAACGTACTATTGCCGAAGTGATGGCATCGAGAGGTTATTAGCGCCACCACTGGCTTATTGTGTCCGCAGAGATGCGCCACGCCGAACTGAAGGTGGATATTCAGGGCGGCACAGATAGGAAAACCCTACCATGAGTGATTTACGCACCGCATTAGAAGAAGCATTCGCAGAAAAAGCCGAGGAAAGCCCGGAAGTTAAGCCGGAGCCAACACCAGAGCCAACGCCAGAACCAACATCGGAACAGACCGAACAGCCCCGTGACGAAGCGGGAAAATTTGCAAAAGAGATCGAGCAAACAGAACAAGCAGAACCTGCCCCACGCAAAGCCCCGTCCAGCTGGAAACCAGCGGCGCAAGAAGCTTTCCTGAAGGCTGACCGTGGGGAACCTTTGACGACTGAGGAAATCAAAATACTCACCCAAGAAGCCGAACGACGCGAATCTGACTTTCATAAGGGCGTTTCAGAGTTCAAAGGCCATTCTGAACGCGCAAAGGCTTATGACGCAGCAATAGCGCCTTACCAGCAACATTTACAGAGTTTAGGCGTAGATGCGCCGACCGCTATCAACGCTTTGATGCGTGCCGATATGACGCTGAGAACGTCAGACCCGGTGACAAAAGCGCAGTATTTTTCGCAACTGGCTAAAGAATACAACATCGACTTGAACCAGCTTCAAGAACCGCCCCAAGTTGACCCACAAACTCAATATTTAATGAACGAGCTACAGGTGTTGCGTAATCAGCAACAAATGTGGCAAAATCAAATACAACAGCAAGAGCATGCTAGGGCTAATTCTGAATTAACCAAGTTTGCGACTGCTGAAAAAGCGCACTTCGAGGCAGTGCGTAACGATATGGCAGATTTGCTGGAAACCGGCAAAGCACAATCGTTAGAACAAGCCTACGATATGGCTGTATGGATGCGTCAAGATATCAGGCAATCCCTGTTAGATCAGCAACGCGCAGAAGCCCAAAAGAAAGCATTAGAGCAAGCACAAGCGCAAAAAGCGAGAACCGCCGCGGTAAGTGTGAAAGGCTCTAGTCCTGTTTCTGGTGGGGTTCAGCCCGGTAATAAAGGTTCGCTGCGAGATATTCTCTCCGCGCAATTTGATTCTTAACAGAAAGGATTGTCATGGCTACGTTTGCCAATTTAAGCGACATTGTCGCAACCACTATTCAGTCACGCTCTGGTGCGCTGGCTGATAACTGTACCAACAACAACGCATTACTGTATAAACTGAAAGAACGCGGCAATCAGAAATTATTTTCTGGCGGCAACGTCATTCTTCAGGAAGTAATGTACAACGACCCCAC